ACTTGGTGCTGATAAAGTACTAATTTATGCTCGTTTTGATGATTCAACTGTAAATTTTCCAATTAACACACAGTTTTCGCAAATTGGAATTTTAAAAGATCCCGAAAATTTTGATAATAGTAATTTATTCTCTGAAAATAATTTTTCTTCTTTATATGCAATAAAATTAATTGATTCGTATTCAGGAAACCCTACTTTGGGACAAGAAATAACACAATCCCAGAGTGGAAAAACTGCTAGAGGTTATATTGCTTCATATGACTCCGAAACTAAAGTGTTAAAGTATTTTGTAGATAGATCATTATATTTTTCAAATGGAGAAGATCAAACAGATGGTAATGATATTAGTGGAGTAGTTTCATTTTTAGGTTCTAATGATTCCACAACAAGAAGCATTTCTCTAATAGATGATGGTGGAACTATTGATATTGATAATTTTAATGGAGATGTAGTTGTTATCAATCAAAAGAGAATTAACTTAGAAGTCACATTCACAAATGGTCTTGCAGATCCCCAGATAAATAAAAAGACAGGGGAAATTCTGTATATTGATAATCGTCCTCTCGTTGAGAGGGACGTTAAACAAAGAGAAGATATCAAAATCATTCTGGAATTTTAAGAACAAATGGCACAAAAAACAGATTTAAACATAAGTCCATATTATGATGACTTTGATCCAGATAAAAACTTTTATAAAGTTTTATTTAAACCTGGATTTCCGGTTCAGGCAAGAGAATTAACAACTCTCCAATCAATATTACAGAATCAAGTAGAATCATTTGGCAGTAATATCTTTAAGGAAGGAAGTATTGTCACTCCAGGATCAACATCTTATGATGATCAATTTAATTCGGTAAAAGTAAATTCTACTAATTTTGGTGTAGATATTTCTTTATACATCAATAATTTTATTGGAAAAACTATAGTAGGATCAGTATCGGGTGTAAAAGCATCTTTGCAATACATAGCATTTCCCTCCGAAAGTGATCTTGTAGAAAATATTACACTTTATGTAAAATATTTAACTTCTGGTAATGATTCGGAGACTGACACCTTTTTAGATGGTGAATCATTATTTGCAGAAGAAAATGTAGTTTATGGAAATACTACAATTAACGCAGGAACAGCATTTTCATCTTTGATTGATATAGATGCGACATCTATTGGATCTGCAGTTTCTATAGACGAAGGTACATATTTTGTAAGAGGAACATTTGTTGATGTTTCAAAACAAACGATTATATTGGATTATTATAGCAATACTCCCAACTATAGAGTTGGGTTGAATATAAGTGAATCTATTGTTACCGCAAGAGATGATGACTCTTTGTATGATAATGCAAAAGGATTTACAAATTTTGCAGCACCAGGAGCAGATAGATTCAAAATATCATTAACTTTAACTAAAAAATCACTAACAGATTTTGATGATACTGATTTTATTGAAATTCTTAGAATAAGTGATGGATCAATAAAAAAAGTTGCTGATAAGACATTATATAATATAATAAGAGATTATATTGCAAAAAGAACTTTCGACGAATCTGGTCATTATACTGTAGATGAATTTAGAATTAATGTATTAAATTCTCTCAATGATAGGGTTGGTAATGATGGACTATTCTTGGAAAATGAATCTACAGATCAGGGTAATACTCCATCTGATGATCTAATGTGTGTTCAAGTTTCTTCTGGAGAAGCTTATGTTGCTGGTTATGACATCGAATTACCATCTGAAGTAAATGTTGATGTAGAAAAACCTAGAGATACTCAAAAAGTAGAATCTATAAATGTTCCTTTTGAAATGGGTTCTTTACTTCGAGTAAATAATGTCTCTGGAGCACCAAAAGAAACGACAGAAATTGACTTGCTTAATAGATTTAGTGGAGACACTACTCCAACAACTATTGGTAAGGCAAGGGTATATACATTCAATCTTACGGATGCAGCATATTCTAATAATGCAACTCAGTGGGATTTATATCTTTATGATATTCAAACTTATACACAATTAACATTTAATAGAAGTGTAACTACCACAGAAATTCCCACATCATCTTTTATCAAAGGTAAAAGTAGTGGTGCAAGTGGTTTTGTAGTGTTGGGAGTTAATGGGACATCTCTAAATGTTTATCAAACGTCAGGAACTTTTATTGAGAGTGAGCAATTAACCGTCAATGGAATTGATGCTTCATTATCGATATCAAGTTTTATTGTTTATAGTATTAATGATATTAAATCAGTATCTCAAACTGCTTCCAATTTTCCGACATTTAGTGCAGATTCTGTTCTTAGCAGTAAAAAAATTAATAATATTGCACAAGCAAATCTCTCTTCCGCAGTATTTACAAGTCCAGGAAAACTTTTTACTGGAATTAAAATTGGTGATATTATTAAGTATCAAACTGGATCTGGTGATGTGAGATATAATAGAGTTACTGCTATTGATGGAAACTTAAGTAATATTACGGTCACTGCTGTTGCATCATCAGTATCTGGTGTTTTTGATGGAACTGTGACAGATGGAGACTATAATATTGAACTGGCATTTCCAGAACTTAGAAATAAAGTAAATGCATATCTTTATGCAAATCTTTTGAATGATAATGTTTCTTCGATTAATCTTTCAAATTCTCAGTTATCAATAACAAGACAAATAGATGAAACGGAAGGATTAACTATTACTGGAAATTCTTTAACATTTAATCTTTCAAATATAACAGGAATTACTAGTGCCACTTTTGAACCATTTGATGAGGAAAGATATTCCGTTCATTATAGTAATGGTGATGTTGCAGAAATAACTTCTGATGCTTTTACTCTTAATGGAAATCAGGTAACGATTGCAGGATTAGGAAATACCTCAGATCCAGTTGTTGTAAATACAACTCTTAAGAAGAATAATATTCAAAGTAAGATTAAAGAATATACAAGAAGTGCTGTTGGTATCGTAACCTTTTCTACTTTAACAAGATCTGGTGCAGCAACTAGTGATTCTATTAATGATGGATTAACTTACAATTCATATTATGGATTAAGAGTCCAAGATGATCAAATTTCATTGAATTTTCCTGATGTATCTGAAGTTCTCTCAATATATGAATCAAAAAATACTGCAGATCCTTTTTTAGATAGGATTGAATTTTCTTCAATATCTGTAGTCGATACTGATGCAATTATTGGTGAAGACATTATTGGTTGTGATAGTGGAGCTATTGCAAGAATTGTTCAAAATTCATCTTCAGTAGCATCTCCTGCAATTCCTACAAATAATCTTGGAATAGTTTATCTAAATCGAGAAAGATTTAATGTAGGTGAAAATGTAACATTTAAGGAATCTAATATTATTTCTACTGTACAATCTATAACTTCCGGTCAATATAAGGATATTACTAATAACTTTACATTGGATAAGGGACAAAAAGATGAATATTATGATTATTCTAGACTGATTAGAGTTGGAAATCAAATACCAGAAAAAAGACTTTTAATAGTATTTGATCATTATACAATACCAACATCAGATAATGGTGATGTTTTTACCGTTTTAAGTTATGATGACGAAAGATTTTCTAATGATATCCCAGATATAGGAAGTAGAAGTAAAAGAGCATCCGATACTCTTGATTTTAGACCAAGAGTTCAAAGATTTACTAGTACATCATCATCTCCATTCGATTTTGCATCAAGAAATTTTGGTGATGATCCAAAATTTGTACTAAAACCTGGAGAAGGATCTTTAGTTGGATATGATTTTTATCTTCCAAGAATTGATAGAGTTTATCTTGATAAATTTTCTAATGTAATTTTAAGAAAAGGTATATCTTCAGTAGATCCACAGCCACCGGTAAATGAAGATCCAGATTTAATGCAATTGGGAGAAATTCAACTTCCAGCTTACTTATATGATGTTGACGATGCCTCTATCGATTTACTTGAAAATAGAAGATATACAATGAGAGACATTGGCAGGATCGAAGATAGGGTAGAATCCCTTGAAAGATATACATCTTTAAGTTTGCTTGAAGTAAGCACAGAATCACTTAGAGTAGAAGATTCTAATGGAAGTAATAGATTTAAATCTGGCATATTTGTAGATGATTTTATAGATTCTTCTTTATCTGATGATGAGTTAACAACTGCAAACATTGTTTCTGGGCAACTTGCTCCATTATCATTTAGAAATTCTTTACAACAAAGACCAATTCCTTCAGATGAAATTGCAGAGAGTGAATTAGATCTTTCCGAAAGTTATAGTTTACTAGACCCAAGTGTACAAAAAACAGGAAACGCAATCACATTAAAATATGATTCTATTGGTTGGATAGAACAAAATTTTGCAACTCGTGTTGAAAATGTAAACCCCTTTCATGTTATCGAATACGTTGGTGAAATTAGACTTGATCCAGATACTGATAATTGGGTAAGAACAATAAGAATTCCACCAAAAGTTATTAATGTAAACGTCACTAGAAATAGAACCATTAATGTAGAAATTACGAGAGGTACTGAAAGAAGACTTCAAAAATTCTGGAACAGTTCACGTACAACTTCATCTGGATTTGGACTTCCGTCTGGAATAAAAAGAATTCTAAATGCAATAATAAATCCAAATGTATCGATACAAAGAAGAACTAGAGATGTTCTTATTTCTTCCGGAACTGAAAAATATATTCGTTCTAGAAATATATCATTTTTTGGAAATGGTCTTAGACCTCTAACTAGACACTATCAGTTTTTCGATAGTCATAGTAATATAAATTATATTCCAAAACTTGTTGAGATTGCTACAGATTCATCCTTACAAAATTATGGAACTGCTGAGGGAACATTTCAAACTGGAGAGACAATAATTGCTTCTTTTGGTGGAAAAACAATAGGGACTTTCAGATTAGCGAATTCAAATCATAAAACTGGAAAATTTAATTCTCCAGAATTTACATATACCACAAATCCATATTTAATTTCAGAATCTATTGCTTCTGGTTATAGTCAGTCATCAAAAACATTAAATATAGATTTGAATTCATTATCTGAAGAAGCACAAGGAAGGTTTAATGGTTATCTAAAAAAGGGTGCTGTAATAGTTGGTTCTAGCAGTGGAGCAAGAGCTTTTGTGAAAGATTTGAGACTCATTTCTGATGTAAATGGCACATTATTTGGATCCGTATTTATTCAAAATCCACACACAAATCCAGCACCAGAAGCAAGAATTACAACTGGAAGAAAAACTTATAGATTATCTAGTAGCTCTACCAATGAAGAACAACTTCCGGGGAGCACACTCATTTCCTCTGCTGTTGGAGAATATAATGCATTTGGAACATGGAGAAGGATTCAATCTCAAACTACGGTAACTAGAACTACTACTAGAATCAGATTACGAACTCGTAGACGAAGAGATCCATTAGCACAATCATTCACTGTTGGTGGTAATATTCAAGCACCAGATAGTAATAGACAGAATGATGATACAAATGGTGCATTTTTGACTAGTGTTGATTTATATTTTGCATCTAAACCGAGTGGAAATGAACCTCTTACCGTTGAAATTAGAACAATGGAGTTAGGTACACCAACTTTAAATGTTATTGGTGAATCAAAAACTTTGATCCCAAGTCAAATTTCAACATCCTCAGATGCATCAGTTGTTACAAAAGTAACATTTGATTATCCAATTTATCTTCCACCAGGAGATGAATATGCTTTAGTATTATTAGCACCAACTTCAGATCAATATGAAGTATGGACAGCAACAATGGGAGAAACAACTATCGAAACACAAAATCTCCCATCATCTGAAGCAATCAAGTATTCTACACAATTTGCGATTGGAAGTTTATTTAAATCTCAAAATGGATCTATTTGGACTCCTACACAAGAATCTGATCTCAAATTCAAGTTATATAAAGCAAAATTTACCGAAAACACTGGAATTGTACACTTTGGCAATCCCCCGTTAGATGAAAGTAATGGTTATTCTCCAATACTTGAAGAAAATGCACTTACTTCAGTACCAAAAAATATAACTCTTGGTATCACTACAGTTACAGATTCTAACTTGATTGATATTTTGGGTGAAGGGAGAAGAATCGCAGGATTAACTCAAAATAGTTTTGGTAGCGTTATATCTACAGGAAGTAATGTTGGTTTAGTAACAGTTACCGATTCGGGTGCAAATTATACCACTAGAAGTGGTTCAGAAACACTTTCCATTTTTGGTGGAGGTACGGGACTAACTATTGATATTGATTCTGTTGATGCTGATGGTTCTATTACTGGTATAACAGTTGCAAATCCTGGAAATGGATATGCCGTTGGTGACATTGTTTCTATTGTAAATGGAACTAATGAAACTGGAAGAGATGCAATTATTACTGTTTCTGAGATTACTGGTGTTGATACATTATATCTTACTAATGTTCAAGGTGAATCTGGTACTGGAAAAGCATTCCGAGTCGGTGCTGCATTAAGTTACTATGAGTCAGATTCTACTATCATTGGATTGGCTTCAACTACAATAACTTCTGCAACTGAAGAAGGTGGAATTTTATCTGGTAACTATTTAAAGGTAGATCATTTCTATCATGGAATGTATGCTAATAACAATAAATTAACTTTAAATAATATTGAACCTAATGTTACATCTACAACTCTTACAGCAGTGGTTACTTCTACTGAAGGAAATTCAATTGAAATTGATGATTCTACAGATTTTGAAAATTTTGAAGGACAACCAGTTAGTAGTGTAAATCCAGGATATCTCATTATTGGTAATGAAATTATTGGATACACTGATGTATCAACAAATCTTATAGAAGGATCTATAACAAGAGGAGTTAGTGGCACAGTAATTCAACAACATGAAATAGGTGCTAAAGTTGCAAAATATGAATTTTCTGGAGTATCTCTAAGAAGAATAAATGGTATTGTTTATGATATATCTGATACTGATATTAGAGATAATTCGTATTATATTGAAATCGATAGAGGAGAGACATCAGCAGTTGAAGGAAAAACTATAGGAGCTGATAGAACTTCCGATGGTTCTTTTCCACAGTTGTCATTTGCAACAGATTTAATTGGTGGTGGTACAGAAATTACCGCAACTGAAAATATTATGTTTAATAAAATTAATCCAAAATATGATATTTTAAGTCCTGGAAGTCAAACTTCAATATCATCAAATATTAGAACCACAACGGGAACTAGTATTGATGGAAATGAAATTTCCTTTATTCTTCAAAATTCAGTTGAAGAAGTAATTCCAAATCAAGTGAATGAATTAAATTCTGTTAGGATAATTTGCTCTAGACCAAATGAATTAAATCAGTCGGCATTTAATTCAGTTTCTGGAAGAAGATCTTTCAATTCTACAGTGACACTAAACACTACAGACGAAAATCTTTCACCAATGATATTTGTTGATACTTCTACTATTGAATTTATATCTGATAATATTAATAAACCTGTGACAGATTATGTAAATAGTTCTGCGGCAAATTCAATATTGAACGATCCACATTCAGCAACTTATGTTTCAAATAATGTAACCTTAGCACAACCTGCATCTTCACTCAAAGTTATATTAAGTGCTTATAGACCAGAAGCAGCAGACATCAGAGTTCTTTATCAATTAGTTAGAGAAGATTCTGCTGAGATAGAACAAGAATTTGAATTGTTTCCTGGATTTAATAATTTAGAATCAACTTCTGACGGTGTTCTTAGAGTGGTGGATCCTTCATTAAATGATGGGAGATCAGATATCAGAGTTCCTGCAAGTGAACGAGGACAATTTTTGGAATATGAATTTACTAATAATGATTTACCAGAGTTTATTGGGTACAGAGTTAAAATTGTAATGTCCTCTACGGATCAGGCAAATTACCCAATTATTAATGATCTTAGAACCATTGCATTAAGATGAAAAAACTGATAAAAGTAAAAGATCATCCTCATCTTTATCGAGATGAGGATACTGGAGCCATTATAAATTATGACACAATTGGATATAATCAAAGAATTAAAAAAATAGAATTTGAAAAATCCCAAAAGGAAGAATTGGATACTATGAAAAAAGATATTGAAGAAATTAAATCTCTACTCAAAGATTTTTTGAATAAATAAATTTTTTTCCTTATTTATTTGATAATATAAATATTTAAAGAAAATATGCTCATCTGAATAATGGCAGTATTTGTATCAAACATAGTAATTGAGCAAGGATTTGACTTCGATACTACTTTTTTGCTTGCGGATACATTGACAAATAATCCATTAAATTTAACTGGTTACAGTATAGAATCTCAACTCAGAAAAACTTACACCAGTACAAATCCATCCACCTTCATTTCCTCAATAACAAATCCAACTAATGGACAAATTGCAATATCATTAGGAACAACAGCAACAAGTTCACTTAAAGAAGGTAGATATGTGTATGATGTGAAGTTAACTTCAAATCTTGGAGTTGTCTATAAAGCAGTAGAGGGATTAGCACTTGTCAGACCAGGAGTTACTAGGTAATGGCCAATATAAATGATAGAATAGGATCTCAAAATGTAATTCGAGTTTTATCGAATGCATCTAGTCCCCCGGCAAATTTAATTAATTTAAATGATGTAGATAGTACTCTTAGAACTGAGGATGGAATGATCCTCGTTTGGGATTTACCATCTGAAAAATTTATAATGACGAGTGTCATTGACTCGTCATCAACAACAATTGAAGGTATTGCATATTTTACAAATGATACCGATTCAACAAACACAACAAATGGTGCAATAATTGTTAGTGGTGGAGTTGGAATTGCTAAAAATTTAAATGTTGGTCTTGGATTATCCATAACCGGTATTGCTGTATTTGAATCCAATGTAGATATTAATGCTGCGGTTAATATTTTAAATGATCTAGTTGTTCAAGATTCAGTAAGGATTGATGATAACTTAAGAGTTGCGGGATTATCGACATTTAATTCTAATGTTGATATTAATGCTTCTTTAGATGTATCATCGACATCCACTTTTAATGATAATGTTAATATTTTAAATGATCTAGTTGTTCAAGATTCAGTAAGGATTGATGATAATTTAAGAGTTACGGGATTATCAACATTTAATTCTAATGTTGATATTAATGCTGCGGTTAATATTTCAAATGATCTGGATGTTCAAGATTCAGTAAGTATTGACAATGATTTAGTAGTAAGTAGAAATGTATTTGTATCTGGAATTACTACTTTAGCATCATCAGGAGGAATTACAACAACTGGAGGAGATGTTTATGTTGGTGGTGACCTTTATGTTTCTGATGATCTTGTAATTGATGAGTTTGATTCTAGAAGAGGAACAATTCGAGAAGATCTTAATGTTCTGGGTTTAACCACAACTAGAAACCTTATAGTAACAGGTGTATCAACATTTCAAAATAATGTCAATGTAAGTGGATTTGTAACCGTTACAGAGGGATTATATTATGATGAAGATGATTATAGTGGGCCAAATGGAATCGCATACTTCGATAATAGTGGAAAACTTGTTAGTGCTGCAAGCACTGTAGGTTTTATAACCACAAGTAATTATATATTAACAACTGAAACAACAGGAATTGGAACTCCTGTATGGACAACTACTATTGATGGAGGAGAATATTAATGGCTAAACCAACTACAAGACAAGAATTAATTGATTATTGTTTAAGACAGCTAGGTGCTCCTGTTTTAG